TTCTGCGTCATCAGTTGGCATACCACCAGCGGCAAGCGAAGACAAACGAGCGCCGTCTGAATCGATACCATTGTAACCTGATGGGTTGTCAGAGTCGTGAGTGCCTGAGCTGTCGCCAGAGAACTGAGTTTCAGCTTCGTTGAACAGGGCTTCACGATTAGATGTTGAACCGCCTTGATAACGGGACTTCATCGCGAAGATGAGACCAGTTGGGCCATTCATTGGTTGAACGCCACAAACGTCATAAGCAATGAGGTTTGGCATGGCGCGGCGAACCAGTGAAATTAACACTGGGTCAAAGTTGTTTACTGAACCCGTATTGTTTGCTGGTGCAGCTTCCGTCAGGAAACCTTGCTCAGCAGCACGGGTCTCGGCGATTGCTTTCTCTTGGTTTTCCAAGATAGCGGCAGTCACCGCACGGCGATGATGGTCTTTAATCTCGCCAGCGGAAGTTTCGTCCAATACTGGAGCCCACTTCTCGATAAGGTTATCGTAAGATACTTGCATTTTTCTTATCCTTATGCTTTAGGTGCTGTTTTACGAATGGCGGCGAGGTAGCTATCCATTGAAGAGGAGAGTTCAACCGTTTGGTCTGCGTCTTCAACAATGGCTTCGACTTCTTCGTCACCAGTTACTTGTTTTGCGAAATGCGACTCGACAACGATGGCAACTTTTTCAGCGAATTGTTCTTCACTGTCAAAATCGATATCGGCAACGAGTGATTTCAATTTCTCGACTTGAGTGTCTGCAAGTTCACGAGACGATTCACGAATAATCGTTTCACGCTTGTAAACTTCCAATTCTTCAGTCGTGTCTATAACTTTCTGAGTTGTTTCGTTGAGGCGACCCTCAAGTTCTTCAACAGATTCAGCAAGTTCATCAACTAGGTCAACTTTGGATTCTGGAACTTCAATGTAAGACTCCGTGAAGAGGCCTTTCATTTTGTCCATGAAAGTCTCGGCAATTTCAGTGCGGAGACCGCTCTGGATTGCAACTTGATTTTCTTCCATCCAAGTTTCAACTACATAGTTCAGGTAGCTGTCTACTTTTTCTACAAGGTCAGACTTCGTAGAAGCAATTTCTTCTGCGAGTTCTTCCTTATACTGTGTTTCGATACGGTCTACTTCTTCAGACAGTTTCGATTTCACAGCTGCTTCAAAAATTACGGCGGTTTTAGCTTTGAACTCATCGCTGAGTGTAGCTTCAGACTCGACTAATGCATTAAGTTCGGCAGTAGTGTCAACACTGGTTTCAGCGATGACTTCATCTTCTTCCATGTCTACCGATTCGTCCATCATTGCGCTATATGCGGCTTGAAGGTCTGTTTTTTTCATGCCATGCATCTTCATTGACATTACATTAATCATGCCCGCTTTTGTTTTTGGAGCAGGAGCTTGTTTGGCTTTAGTAGCGTCTGCAGCTTTGTCAACAGATGCGATTGCGTCTTCTTCATCAGTCGCGTTTGCATCTGGTTTTGCTTTAGCAGCAGGCGCATTAGCCTCATCGAGAGTTTCTTCCACGAATTCGTCTGTTACTTCATCGTGGAGTTCTTCGACTTGGTTAGTTTCTTCAGTCATATTAGACTCCTTACATACTAGATTTTAGTAACGAGAGGAAATTCTTAAACTCTCGAACACTTGTCTCATACAAGACAGGCTTCGGAGCCGTTTTAATTTCAGTCTCCATTTTTTCAATTACTTGAGGCTTCAGAACACCGTTATTCCAAACCCAGTCAACACCTTCCATGATTCCATTAACAAATGCATCTGGTGCTGATGGGTCTTGCACGATGTCAACCGTGCTAAGAACAAAGTCATCTTTGACGACCATTGCGCCATTCTGTTGCTCAAGACTACCCATACCACGAGTTGACACGCCTAGTTGAACACCACCATCAAGGAGACCTTTAACAATCTTACCCATTGGAGTATCCAATATTTGTGCCTTTCCTACCACATCATTACCCTCAAACTTGAGGTCTGTGATGAGGTGAGAAACTTTATCAAGGTTAACAGTTGGGCCTTCTGGGTGATTCAATTCACCCACGGCACGCTTCTTGTTAACCTGTGTATCAACGTATGTCTTTACTGCCTTTTCCATAATTGGTTTAGGGTAAACACGGCCGTTGCGATTCTTTTTATCTGTCTGCGCGAAAACGCCCTCGATGACGTATTTCTTTTCGCCATCTTCTTTTTTCTCAATGATACATTGAAGGGTATCGTTTTCAGTATATTCAGTAATTAACTTCATGTCAATTCCTTTACTACTTGCATCGCAGACTTCTCTGCATCTTTCTGTGATTTGAAGGCATCCAGTCGGTCACCATCAATATACACAACGAATGGCAGAGAACCTTTCTCTTTAGTGATTAGAACTGGGATTCTTTTAACCTTTTTATCAAAGACTACATCGCCTTTAGGTTTCCGTCCCTTTAATTCACTAATTAGTTCTTTATACGTTTTCATAGTATTATTTATACAAATAATGTTTTCAAGATAACAATTAGTTACTCTTCTGAGTCACTTTCTTCCGTTTCTTCTTCGGTTTCGGTTTCGATTTCTTCGATTTCGTCTTCGTCAACGGCATCAAGTTCATCCTCAACCTCTCCGTCCAACTCAATCGTCTCATCTTCGACTTCCTCGTCTGTGATGTCTTCTATATCATCTTCAACATCATCATCGACATCATTAAAGATTGCTTGTGCAGTCGCAATTCGCTGTGCTTCAAGCGCATCTTCCATTTTGTCCTGAACGATACTTTTGAATGACCCTTCTGCATTCGCTAGGTCACCCGAAGTAATCTGATTGATAAGTTCTTCAACCGCATTAACATCTACGGTTTCAACTTCTTGTTCAAGTGTTTCTGATTCACTCATTTTACATATCCTCTTGTTCATCTTCGTCTTCAACGGAGTTTTCGCCTTCGACTTGTTTTTTCATTTCTTCGATGTCCTCATCAGACATCATCATTACGTTTTTCATTGCCCATTCACGCGAGAAATATTCACCAACATACTGTGATACTTGGTCAAGAGTCTGAAGTCTGTTCTGCAACAGTTCAGCATTCTTGAGTTCAGTGAAATGGTTATCTCTTTGGAAGTTTATACCCACACCGCTTTTCCATGTATCCCAATCCTGTTCAGTAATAATACCTTTGAGAATAAGTTGTTTCTTTAGAATATTTGTAAACAGAGTTGCGAAACGTTTACGGAGACGGTCAATAAACTTTTGGAACTTAACTTCATCTCGTGAGATTTCAGTTGAACGACCCAAAGAGAATTGTGCTTCCTGTTCGAGACGATTAATCGGGACATTCAGTGAACGATACAATCTCTTTTGGAAATAGAGAATATCGTCAATCTGTCCTAGATTTTCCCCGCCAGGAAGTGTTGAGATTTCAGTTCCTCTACCACCTTCACGGCGAGGCAACCAGAAATCTTCCAACATCGACATATGCTTACGGTCATCTTTCAGTTGACCCGTATTTGAATCGTAAACAATCTTATTGCGATAACGAGACATGATGTCTTTCATATACGCTTCAGATTTATTACGGGGCATATTACCAACATCGATATAGAAGATACGGCGTTCTGGCGCCCGTGCGAGACGGTAGATAACCAGACTGTCTTCCATCATGCGAAGTTGGTTGATTGGTTTTAGTGCCTTATGGAGATAGGATACAACCTGTCTCCTACTAGGGTCAAGCAGACCACTAGAAACATACGACACACTATCAGGAGAAAGTCTTACGCCTTGGTTTTGTCCTGCTTTCTCTTGATAGATATAAAATTCGTTGACCTTCTCAACTACCTTTGCGCCAGTTGCTTGGTCTTTTCTATATTTGACTTCTTTTACTTTGCGAATCTTCGCAGCGTCAATAGGACGGATTTCTTGAATACCCGCTTTGAGATTTGATTCATTTACTACGAGGTGGTGATAAACACGACCATCAACATAAAATGAACGGAAGATATCATGACCCAGTTCAGTGAATCTCAACATACTATAGATGTTGTTGAACTCTTCGGTCATGGTTTTCTTGATATTATCAGGTGCATCTACATCGTCCAGATTTAGTTCACATGATACACCAATCTCCGAACCCACGATGGACTCGTTAACGATATCTTCGATTGCAGCGTCTACTTCAGGGTGTGCTGCGACACCACGATATTTGATAATTAGTTGTTGGTTGTCCTTCGCCTGTGCGCCAT